CCTTATAAAAAATTATTATCAGGTTTGAAAGGAGAATAAATTATGCCTTTAAACAGAGATACATTATTTGATCCAGTGTTAGTTACTGATTTAATCAATAAGGTAAAAGGTAAATCTTCATTAGCTCGTTTATCGAAACAAGAACCCATTCCGTTCAATGGTCAGAAAGAATTCACTTTTGAGATGGACAACGAAGTTGACATTGTAGCTGAATCTGGCAAAAAATCACATGGTGGCGTAAGTTTAGAGCCTGTTACAATTGTTCCAGTTAAAGTTGAATATGGTGCTCGTATATCTGATGAATTTATGTATGCGGCAGAAGAGGAGAAAATTAATATTTTGAAAGCATTTAATGATGGATTCGCCAAAAAGGTTGCCCGAGGCCTTGATCTTATGGCTTTTCACGGTGTAAACCCCAGAACAGGACAGGCATCAACGGTCATCGGACAAAATCACTTTGATGGAAAAGTTCAGCAGAAAGTCCAGGCCGGCACGGGATTATCCGATCCTAATAAAGCAGTCGAGGATGCTATTGCTCTGGTACATGGTGCTGATAATGATGTTACCGGAATGGCAATGTCTCCTGAATTCCGTTCTGCTTTGGCTGCACAACTCGATGCAAATAATCTACCGATGTTTCCTGAGCTTGCATGGGGTAACGCTCCAGAGTCTATAAAAGGCCTGCCTGTAGATGTAAACAGAACTGTGTCCTACTTGTCGCGTAACGCTGAACATGCTTACGTAGGCGACTTTGAAAATGCCTTTAAGTGGGGTTATGCCAAGGAAATTCCGCTGGAGATCATCGAATACGGTGACCCTGACAATAGCGGTCACGACCTGAAAGGCTATAATCAGGTATATCTGCGCGCTGAAGTATACTTGGGCTGGGGAATACTTGATCCAGAAGCGTTTGCTCGCATTGTTAGGGCATAAGAGGTGGTATGGATGAAACGTAAGTACAAGCATATTAAGACAGGGGCTATTATATATAGCCCCTTTAAAATTGTTGGTAAGAACTGGGTTGAAGTGACAGAAAATGAAGTGACAGAAAATGAAGTAGTAGAAACAGTTGATGAGAAGGCACCTGAAACTGTAGAAGAAAATGAACAAGAGACAGCTCAAGAAGAGAAAGATGATAACATTGATGGGATAACCAAAAAAGAGATTATGCAGGAGTTAGATGCAATGGGAATTAAATATAATCCTAGAGCGACAAAGAAGGAGTTATATGATCTCATGATGCAAGGAAGGTGAGAGTATGGAAGCCTTCGCAACAATTGAAGATATAACAAGTTTATGGAGACCTATGACGCCCGCAGAAACTGAAAGAGCTGATGCTCTCCTACCTGTAGTATCTGATACCTTGAGAGAAGAAGCAAGGAGAGTGGGCAAGGATTTAGATAAAATGGTAGAAGAAGATGATATATACGCCAATGTAGTTAAATCTGTAGTAGTAGATATTGTTGCTAGAACCTTGCTTACATCGACTGAAAACGAACCTATGACACAAGTTTCTCAGTCTGCTTTAGGTTACTCTTGGTCTGGAACTTATCTTGTCCCTGGTGGGGGGCTTTTTATTAAGCGTTCAGAATTAGCCAGGCTTGGGTTAAGAAAGCAGCGGTATGGGGTGATTGATTTCTATGGCGAGACTTAAAGGAATAACAATCACCTTAATTAACAAAAAAGAAGTAGGCAAGGACCCATTCGACAATCCAATTTATGAAGATGTAGAAATTGAAGTTGAAAACGTGCTAGTAAGTCCCACATCAACAGATGATGTAGTCAATACTAAGGATTTAACGGGTAGAAAAGCAGTTTACACTTTAGCAATACCAAAGGGAGATACTAACGACTGGGAGAATAAAGAAGTTAGGTTTTTTGGCGAGCGTTGGCGGGTGATAGGCATGCCTTTGCAGGGCATAGACGAGCTTATCCCTTTGGACTGGAATAAGAAAGTGATGGTGGAGCGCTATGAGTAAAGTTAAGTTTGTATTGAACAGTGCAGGTGTAAGACAGCTTATGCAGTCAGAGGAAATGCAATCTATTCTAAAAGACAAAGCGGATGCAGCATTAAATAGTCTAGGCGAAGGTTACAAGAGTGACATCTATATTGGAAAAAACCGAGCCAATGCTATGGTATGGGCGGACAGCATTAAAGCTAAACGAGAGAACCTTAAGCATAACACAATTCTAAAGGCGGTGCGGGGATGATTGAGGTTGTAATTCTTAATCATTTAAAATCTAAGCTATCAGTACCAGTCCGCCTTGAAAAGCCTGAACCTGCACCTGATGAGTATGTATTATTTGAAAAAATAGGCAGCGATAGAATCAACCACTTACTAGCCTCTACTTTTGCTTTTCAATCTTATTCAGACAGCATGTATGGAGCAGCAGCACTTAACGAATTAGTAAAACAAGCAGTAGACAGTTTAATTGAACTTGATGAAATAGCAAGCGTAACATTAAATACTGACTATAACTTTACGGATACAACAACAAAAAAATATAGATATCAAGCAGTATATGATATTAAACATTATTAGAAAGGAGAGAATGTTATGCAAGATTCTAAGAATGTAACCTATGGTAAGCCTAAAGTTGGAGGTGCTGTACACGTAGCACCAATAGGCACCACACTACCAACTGATGCTACAACAGAGTTAGACGCAGCTTTTAAATCACTTGGATATATATCCGAGGATGGACTCACAAATGCTAATAGCCCTGAATCAGAAACAATTAAAGCATGGGGTGGAGACGAGGTATTAGCAATTCAAACAGGAAAGCCTGATACATTTAGCTTTAAACTCATTGAAGGATTGAATGTAGAAGTCCTTAAATTTGTTTATGGTTCAACTAACGTCACAGGCGATTTAGATTCAGGTATTACTGTAAAAGCTAATTCAAAAGAGGCGGAAGAAAGAGCAATGGTTGTAGATATGATACTAAAAGGTGGCATATTGAAAAGAATTGTAATACCAAGGAGTAAAATAACTGAAATTGGAGAAATTGTTTACAGTGATAATGAGGCAGTTGGATATGAAATAACTATAATGGCATTTCCAGACGAACAAGAAAATACTCATTATGAATATATTCAAAAACCTACCTCAGAATAGGAGGGTATTAGATGATAAAAGGGAAAACATCATCAGGCTTTGAATTTCAAATATCTAAAGATGTAACAAATGATTATGAGCTATTAGAAAATTTAGCAGAATTAGAAGACAATCCACTTATACTTGGTAAGGTTGTTAAGCAAATATTAGGAGAAGAGCAGACAAAAAAGCTCAAAGATCATATCAGAAATAAAAACGGAATAGTCCCTACAGATAAAATGACAAAAGAAATAATTGAAATTTTCCAAAAAGGTGGAGAAGAAACAAAAAACTCCTAATCCTTGCCCAGATGATAAAAATTGATGAAAATGCGCTTATATGCGATTTGGCCGAGACTTATCATATATACAACTATAGACAATTGCCACCTTCAATGGTGGCTATTTTTGCTATAGGGCTTAGAGATGATTCAAGAATAAAAATGAAGTTGAGTGGCGCAAAGGTGCCGCCAGACATCTTGTTGCTTGCGGGAATTATTGACAGATTGAATCTGCTTTTATGGACAAAGACAAAAGATGCAGAAAAAGGATTGAATAGGCCTAAATCCATACTAAGTGATCTATACCACAAAGAAAACGATGTAAGCGCATTTGCATCTGGCAAAGAATTTGAAGCAGAAAGACAAAGATTAATCAGACAAGCAGAAGGGAGGTAGCTTATGGCAACAGAATTAGGAAAAGCATATGTACAAATTATGCCGTCTGCAAAAGGGATAAGCAAGGAAATAACAAAGACGCTTGATCCAGAGGCAAAAATTGCTGGCGAGAGTGCAGGACATAGTATAGCCAGCGGAATTAAAAAAGTAATTCTTGCAGCTGGCCTTGGGAAAGTTATAGCAACGGCGGTAAAAGAAGGCGGAGCCCTGCAACAATCGCTTGGCGGAGTTGAAACTTTATTTAAAGACCATGCAGATAGAGTTAAAAAATATGCAAGCGAAGCTTATAAAACTGTTGGGGTATCTGCTAATGAGTATATGGAACAAGTTACCTCTTTTTCTGCTTCTCTGCTCCAGTCAATGGGTGGAGATACTGAAAAAGCGGCTGATAAGGCAAACATGGCTATGATTGACATGGCTGACAATGCTAATAAAATGGGTACTAATATGCGTGATATTCAAAACGCATACCAAGGATTTGCCAAGCAGAACTATACAATGCTGGACAACCTAAAATTAGGTTATGGCGGTACTAAAGCTGAGATGGAACGCTTATTAGCAGATGCCGAAAAATTATCAGGCGTAAAATACGATATAAACAATTTGGCAGATGTGTATGATGCTATCCATGTCATTCAGCAGGAGCTGGGGATTACAGGAACAACCGCCAAAGAAGCAAGCGAAACCTTATCAGGCTCATTTGGCGCCCTGAAAGCAGCGTTCAAGGATACATTAGGGGCTATGGCACTTGGTGAAGATATAGGCCCAATGCTGCAAAACCTAAGCAGTACCTTAATTACATTCTTACAAAACTTGATACCTATGGTTTCAAGTACCATAATACAAATACCGCAAGTTATAGTATCCGTTTTAAGAGAGGCAGGACCAAGTTTTATACAATCTGGCATGCAAGCTATAAGTGATTTATTGACGGGTTTAGGACAAGCTTTGCCAGAACTAATACCCGCTGCGATTGAGGCTATATTAACCTTAGTATCTACTTTTATAGAAAACCTTCCTATGCTTATACAAAGCGGGATTGACCTAATGATAGGGCTGGCCGAAGGATTGATGAATGCAATACCGATTCTCATTGAGAAGATACCCGAGATAATTAACAGCATATTAATGGTGTTGACAGAGCAAATCCCACTGATTATTAATGCAGGAGTAGAATTGTTCACTGCACTTGTAGAAGAATTGCCAACTATTATCAATAACATAGTGGCCGTTCTCCCCACAATAATAGAAAACATAATTAATACAATAGGCACACTTATACCATTAATTATTGACGCAGGCATAAAGTTATTAGTGGCATTAGTAGATAATTTACCAGCTATTATAAACGGCATAGTAGAAGCCATACCCAAAATAATAGATAGTATTATTAATGCACTTACTAATAATATTCCGCTTATTATTGATGCTGGAGTACGATTGCTTACTGCCCTGGTAGAAAATTTACCTATCATCATCAGTACGATAATA